AGATTTGGCACATACTTTTATAGGAACATCTTTGCGTTCATTAGTTTCCTTATCTATATACGAACGTTTTTCTAAGGGACAATTGGCAATAGTAGATTTTTTACTACGCAATGGACGTTGATAGAAAATAATATCTTCTACAAACAGATGAAGGAAATCTTTTGATAATAGGTTTTGCTGTTGTGTCTGGTTTTTGCGGTATAATTCTCTTATACAGTCCGCCAATAGGTTTTCGGTGAACAATTCTGATTGAAGCGCTATTTGTTTAGCTAAAATAGCCTTCAATTCATTTTTATAGTACTTTCTTTCAATAGTACGAACTAATTTTCCTTTAATTTTCTGATTAGGGTTTTGCAACAAATGATCGTAGATATAAGCTCCTACCGTTTTATTTCCAATACTACTTTCTGTCTTAACTTTTATTTTCTGATAAAATTTGTCTTGTTGCTTTTTATCCATTTTAGCAATTTCATCAAAAGTAGGTAAATATGAAAGCTCTATTTTTTCATCTCCATTTTTTAAAAGAGCTCGTTTTACTACAAATTCTCTTTTTTGATCAATCCAACTATATACTAAATCATTGTAAAAAGCTGCTTTATACACTAAACCATTCTCTAAAGTTATATCATACCAATACTTATCATATTTTTTATCTTTATCTTTTTTAATCACAGATAATACCTTAGAAGATATAATTTCCATGTCATTTCCTTCTGTTTCTTCTTCACCGCGCAACTGGTAGTACCCTCTTTTTTGATTGAAGTGAAGTATAAGCCAAGCTAATTCTTGTTGGGTAATTTTTTGTGAGAGTGCTTTTTTGCGAAGGTAATAAATTGTCCAATCATAGGGGATTTTACTCTCTTCGCCATTAGATTTCTTGTAGAATAACTGAGGTTGATGTTTTCTGAAATCCTCAATCATCTCATTGAAACTATTCATAAAAATAAAATTCCCTTTGTTATAAGCTATTTTGTATAATCCGTAAAACGAAATGTACCAAAAATTAAAACGAAATGTACATCGGGGGCAAAGGTAATAAAAAACACGGATAGGCAGGGTGCTTATCCGTGTTTTTTTTGCCTATACATATTATATAGAGTAGTTGGCTGTAAGGACTTCTATACGCTTCTTTCCTGTGCTATTGCTGCTACCTAAATGCATTGACACTTCTTTTTGATACCATCCGTGCTGCTGTACGTATTTGGTTAGCTCTTCATTGTGGTAGGAACTAAGTAAGAACTTGCCTTTGAGGGTGGCGAGGGTAGCTAATAACTCATTAAAATGCTCCTGCTCATAGCCTCCGTAATGCCCTTGCTTGGCCCCTACATAGGGTGGGTCTACATAGTGGAAGGTGTCGGGGGTGTCGTGACGGCTGAGGACTTCGGTGGCATCGTTGTTGTCGATTTGGACGCCCTGCAAGCGCGCTGAGTAGGTGTCGGTAAAGTTGGTAATCTTGTTGTTGAGGGCTGAGACGTTCTTGCTGTTGGTTGTGATACGGCAGTTGCCAACTTGGTTAGAGTAACCACAGTTAGTGGCGTACCAAAATGCCCACGCTTGTTGCACTTCGGTAAAAGCAAAAGGAGCGTGGTAGATTACCAATGCTGACTTGTAAGCTTCACGGCTTACAACTGACTGCTGTACGAGGGTTTGTAGTTCGGTAAAGCGTGTTTGTAGAACCTTGTAGAAGGTATATACATTAGCATTGAAGTCGTTGATGATTTCGGTTTTGACGGGCTGTTTTGCCCAAAAGACTGCACCTCCTCCGAAAAAGGCTTCGGTGTAAATAGTATGTGCAGGGATAAGTGGCAGGATATGTGGCAGCATTGTTTGCTTACCTCCGTAGTAGGATATTGGCGTACGTTGCCAAATATAGGATATTGATTTCATTGTTCGTGTTTTTAGTATTTGTATATCATTAAATCTTCGTAGGTACTGGTATAATTGACATTAGTGCTGACGCTTACCCGTGTGGTGTGGTTGAACGGACTGGGGAGGTCATATTCGTTGGCAAGGAAGTCGAAGAGGTCTAAGAGCTGTCCTTTATTGCTTCCGAAGTAGATGTAACGGAGCATTGCGTTGAGGGCTTTGACGATATGCAGGTAGTATTTTAGCTTCCAATCTTGCGCACCACAGTAGGAACTGATGTCGGTGGAAAGATAGGGTGGGTCAAGGATAAAGACGGTGTTGGGGGTGTGTTCAAACTCGGTAATGAGGTTGCGATAATCGGTTTGGCGGCGTTCTACTCCTTCAAGGTAACCATCGGCGTTGTAGGACGTTTGGGTTACTTTGGCATAAAAGCCGTCTTTGGTGAGGGCTTGGAGTGTGGTTGCGTATTTGCCGCTAAAGAGGAGGTTGGCGGATAGGGTGATGAGGTCTAAGGCTTCGGGTGGGTAGCGGTGGAGGACTTCTAAAATGGCGGGCTTGAGTTCGGTGATACGTGTGCCTTTGGGGGTATTGGCTACGATAGGACGGAGCTGGGAGATGATTTCGTTTGTGGTGGGTATGAGTGCCAATCGGTGAGCGAAGTTGTCGTAATCGTTCCATATTACGCGGGCGTTGGGGTGAGTGGTTTTGATGGTGTGTGAAAGAAGTCCTGAACCGCCGAATAGGTCGATGTAGGTGGCGTTGGTGGGGAAGTGTGTAAGGGCTTCTTTGAAGTGTTTGACGAATTTGCGTTTTTGTCCTTGAAAAGGTAATGGTGATGTAGTACGTGCTGTACTGGCAGATTGATTTTTCATTGTTTTTTAGTGATTGTTTTTTAGTGTTAGTGTTCGGTATGTGTTCGCTTGGTGTTCGGTATGTGTTCGGTGAGACGAGTAGGACAAGTGAGACGAGTAGGAGTTTTGGTAGTTTGAAAAATAGTTGTACTTTTGCAGCTCTCACCCCATAAAATACAATACCGCAGGCAACAGAAGACATTATGTCCTCCGTAGCCTGCGGGTGTATTTTTAAATGGGGTGAGAGCCTTTAAAAAGCGGAGGACATTTTTTATACTGCTTGTCCTCCTTTTTAGCAGTGCTTTAAAAGCGTTTTAAAAGCTGTTTAAATCTTATTAAAATCTTCCACCGAAACGGCTTGTATTTCCAACATATATAGACTAACAAGGCGAGTAGCAAGAGCCAAATGACGTGCCTTACGGGGCTGCTTTTTACTTGTTTATTCACCTGTTTGAATTGTACGTATTTATGCTTTTGCGCTTCGGTTTTTGTCTGTATCTTCGTATTATATAAAAGGGTACTATCAGCCTGCTGGTAGCTCTTAGAATGGGTGTTTGTAGCTTTAATCTTTACCTTTCCGTTTGTTACCCTTATGGTCTCGCTATCGCCGTCACGAATGCGGATGTAGGTGAGTTCACGGGGGTTGCCTACACTATCGGTGAGGGTTTCTAATTCTAACTCAAAGGACGTGTCGGACTGCTCGGACAAGTCCTTTTTGTGGGATTGATAGGTAAAGAGCTGTGAGCTGTCCTTATAGGTTATAAAGTGCTCTTTCTGTACTTGCCTTTGAGTGTAGGTTTCTACTTTTTTGGTTCTGCACCCTACGAGGGCGAGGAACGCTAATAATGCAATGATTATCTTTTTCATAACTATTTTTATTGTTTTCTGATTTCTTTTTCGAGCCACATCATACCCTCTTCTAACTTGGTAATAACAAGTGATAATTCTCTTGTACGTGGCAACTGTTCTACTTTTGCAAGTAGATTATCAAAATCTTTCTTTAGTTCTTTAACATTTGTCATATTTAATGCTTTTAAATATTCTTATACTCTTTTTTTGCATCAAAGCAAGGACAAGCTTTGGCTACTCCTGGGAAGTCTCTGTGTCCTAAAATCTCGGCTTCAGGGTATAGGGCTTTAAGCTCGGTGAGGAGCTTCTTTAAGGCTTCTTTTTGGGCTGGCGTACGGGTGTCTTTGGGTTGCAACGTGTTTTTGTCGATGCCACCGATGTAGCAGATGCCGATGCTGTCCTTATTGTGTCCTTCTACGTGGGCAGGGATTTTATTGACGTCTCTGCCCTCTTCAATCGTGCCGTCGATGCGGACGATGTAGTTGTAACCTATTCCTTCAAAGCCACGTTGGCGGTGCCAAAGGTCGATGTCTTTGGCGGTGTGCTCTCTGCCCTCTGGTGTAGCGGAGCAGTGAACCACTAAATAACGAATTTGTCTTGCTGATTTTTTCATTAGAATTGTGAATTTTGAATAACTTTTATCCTTGCTAAATAACACGACCATTAATTCTGACAACTGGTGCACTTATATCAATTTCATTTGTAGCTTTTAAAGTAATTTTATTATAGTCAATAATATTACTATCACCGCTTCCATCACCTGAAAATTTCATATGTTTAGCCAAAACTATAAAAATATTAGGCATACCTCCTTTGTCGTTCTTAAAACTAAAACCTTCTTTACTCAAGAAATAAATACGCTCGTCATTTCCATCAATTTTAACTCCTCTTTTCCCCGAAATACCTACCTCATAAACTGCAGCTAATCTTATACCACCACCTAATAATTCTATTTCTCCTGTTTCGTGTTTAACAGTAAAAGGACTAACTTCAAAATCATCAACATCAAAGGAGAATGTTTCTTTCAGTTTTTCAAAGTACTTATCCTTATCTACCTTTCCTGTGAGCAACTGCTCCAAGTTCTTGTTGCTCTTCACCTGAGTAACGATTTCCTGCAAGGTATCAAAGGCGGTGTCGTCTACGCTTAGGGTAGTCTCTACTTGTCCCATTTTGGTTTGCAGTCCGTCAATAGCCTCTTTCAGCTGTTGCCCTGTGCCATTATATCCGCCTTTGGGTAGCAAGCCCGATACATCAGTAGGCTGCAACTCTTCTAACTTCTGCTTGAGCTCATTGGTGAAGTCATTAGATGATAACCCTTTGCCCTCTTCTTTATTTACCTTTTTGTCGATGAGCTCCTGTAGCTTAGCATTAGATTTTAACTCGGTAACGATTTCTTGCAGAGTGTCAAGGTTTACATCATCTACCTGTAAGATGGTCTGAATGGCTTGTATTTGCTTTTTTAACTCGTCAAATAGGGCACGGTGGGCATTGGTGTCGCCTAAATGGTTGAGCAGCTGCTTTGCCGATGCGGTGTTCTCAATGGCTCTGCTAAGTCCCTCGATGTTGCTCATTGGAATTTGTTCGCTTTTATGCCAAAAACTGTCAATCCAAGCAGCGAAATGTTCTTGTGCGGGTTTCATTAAGTTAGAAAACCACTTTTTTAATGTCTTTTTTGGTGTCATATTACTAAAAATATTAAGTTATTACTTATTAGTTAAAGCCTATATACTCAATGAATTGTACAACGCGGTAAGGCGGCATATTGTTATGAGGCTGGTCGCCACCAGCGTTAGTAACATTTGCACTATGAGTTGAGCCCGTTGAGAACTCTCTTCCATCGCCTCCATTACCAGCATCGTCTTGGGTTTCACGATAGTATAGTTGGTGATTGTGAGCAGGCATTTCTTCAATAGTGAGTTTGTGAGAACGTTCGCCTCCATATTTTAATAGACCATTCAATTGATAGTCTTGTGAGTCTTCGGGGGGCTTTACATAATCGGGGTCAAGACCTATGGGCATTCTACCTCGTAAGTTCACATACTCTCTCCAGCCTGCGGGTATTTCATTAGCTGGCTTACCCCATAAGGCGATAAGCCCAATAGGCACGGCTTGCTTTTGTTTTTCTAATTTTTCAATGCGCTTGAGGAGCTTTTCTGTCTCGGTGTTATCTGTTTTATTTTCTCCTAAATATTGAAGATTGTACACACGCTTAAAGTCTTCCCAATTGTAGGTCTTCTCAGGTACAGAGCGACCAAAAGCGGCTGTACGGATAGTTTCTAAGGGACGCAAAAAGCCGTCCTCAAAGGTTACCTCGTTGGTTTCCTCTTTGATAATAACCGTATCTCCCTTAGCCCCTCCTTCAAAGGGGAAAAGTTCTCCGTTGATAAAGACGGTGCCAGGGGTGATGGTGTTGCCTACCTCCTCACAGCCTGAGATAATTGCCTTATTGCCTGCCATACTTCCTAAGCTATTGAAGAGGCGGTAGCTGTTCTGCATAAAGGCAAGGAACGCCACATCAAAGGGGTAGCCTGCGTTGTGTTCTGTGTTTATTGTATTCATAATACTAATTTACTAATCTGCTAATTGGCTAATTTGCCAACGTTTTCCTGCTAACTTGTAAAAATTCACAAGGGCTTCTAACTTGTATCTATCGTACTCCAACCCTTGAGGGAGTACTACTATAAAATCTACTCCGCCGTCAATGTAACTGCCTCGTTGATAGAGGAAGACTTTGCCTAAAAACAAAGGCTTATTGGCACTCCGGGGGTATATATAGAGCCGCTCGTTCTGCTTTCCGTCCTCGATACGGATACGCCGCTGCTCGCTGTCGAACTCATCATTGAGTGCCTTGCGCAGGTAGCATACTTGGCTGTTGTGGGCGAGGTTGTATAAGTTGGCTTCTCGTGCTTGCTGAAAGTCGTACAGCAACTTGTGCAGGGGTGTTGCCAGCATTCTTAACCACGCTATGAGCTTCGGTTTGCGCAGAAAGGTAGGGGTAAGCAGCACGAGCAGTTTGTCGATGTTTAGGTTATACATTACTGACATAAGAGATATCGTTAAAGTTGTCTATCGTAAAGTAGCCTGCTGTGGGTATTTTGCTTATTTCTATCGTTTCAAACGCGCCGTAGCTTCCACCGCTGGTGATGTTTTTGCTTTGGGCGAGAACTAAGTGCGGTATCTTCACTCCCTCTGCTTGTTGTAGCGCATCAATAAGGTGTGCTAAGACCAATTCGCCGTTAAATGGCAGGCGTTTTAAGTAGCTTTTTATAGTCTCTTCTACTGGGTGTGTAGCGTGAATGATACTTTGTCCATTACTATCTAATACAAGCGGGTCATATACTATCTTCATTTGCAAGTGCAGCACATCGGGTTGGTAGTTCACTACCGATAAACGTACGCCCGCGTCTTTGATTTCTTGCAAATACGCCTCAAAGGCTTGCTTTTGGGCATCGGTGATTGGTTGGAGCGTCTCACCTTGTTCTCCTGCTATCTTCACTATCAAACGGCCTTCGTTTTTACTTTCTATTACTGCGGAGTACTTGACTATCTTGCTGGCTTCTATCTGTTCCTCCGTGTGCCCTTGGTTATTAAACTTATCGCTGTCGGGCAATAGGTCAAAGCCGTATTGGAAGGCGAGGGCTTTGCTGCGATACCAACGGGCAGTATGTGGTTTGAGTTCGGCAAGGCGTTTGTCTATATCTGCCCTATGCTGGTCGAACAGCTTCTCTAAGCTCCATATAGCCACCGCTATAATATATACCCACAAGCGCCATATAGCTACTTTGGAGGTGCTGTTGAGCTCATTCAGTGCGGGCTCTTGTGCTTTAGCTTGCAGGATAAGGGTTTGTATTTCTTGAATGCTTCGTGCCATAGTTATTGTTGTGTTACTATAAAATCTAAGTTAATAGCCCAAATGCTGATACCCTCAAGGCGTTCAAAAACTTGCTCATCTTCCTTAGAAAAGGCCGTTGCGGGCTGTAGGTTTTTAGCCGTATAGTAGGCTAATATATCTTTGTTAGTGAACACTTCTGCAGGTAGTGCCAATGTTTTGCCCGCCACTACATCATCGGTGATGTTAATAGCGTTGGCTTCGGCAAACTCAAACACGCTCTCAATGGAGCCAGTGTGTTGCAGGGCGAGATCTAATAGTGACTGGTTATGTTGGACTGTTATTGTCATTTTATTTATTTGCCTGCGGTGGCTCACCGCTTGCCGTTGAGCTGTTTGTACTTCTTTAATTCGGTAAGGAGTTCCTCCACAGAGGCTTCTAAGTCCTTAATGCGTTGGTTAGCGTGTTTGAGTTCCTCAATAGCATTGGCGTACTTGGTGCCTAAGTCTTCTATCATTTCACGATAGATTTTCACGGCTTTATCTACATTGTCCAGCTCGGAGGTTTGTAGCTCCATTTGTTGCTTGGGCCTTCCGAAAAACCAACCAGCTAAGCCCGATAATACCATACCGATAAACGATACGATGTGTTCTTTTATTCCTTCTAATATCCAATCCATTGTGATGTGTGTGTTTAAGTTATTTTCCCTTTTCCTTCACTCGTTGTTGCTCCTTTTTGGGCGGTGGCTGTACCTGCCGTGCCTACTTGTATACCTGGTTCTACTGTTACCTCGCCACTACGAACAAAGTCGTAAATAAGGGAGGCTAAGCGTTCGGCGTACTCTTCTGGATTTGCCTCTGTCTTGGTAAGCATATCCTGCTGCAGGGTGATAATGCCTTGTTTTAAAGCTTGTTTGTTTAAACCCATAACTGATTTATTTTATTGTTAATCTCTTCAAACTTTGCTACATTCTGCGGGGCAAAGTTGCCAGGACCTGCGGGTGTCTGTATGATAGCCTTTTTAAGTTCCGTTAAAAGGTCGTTTAAAAGGGTTTTAAAATCGACTTGCTCATTTTTGAGTTGCAGTTTTCCGTCTTCTATCTTTAGGGTAAAACCTCTCAAGATGCATTCTACTTTCTCCAGCTCGGAGGTTCCTACTACTATGGCGGTCTCTTTGTTAATAAAAGCCACACATACCAGCGAACCTACTTTTGGTTGTAGGTAAAAACCTCCTTGTTCAAAATCTACTACTAAATACACATCGTTAATGGGGGAGCTGCCGTCTAAGGGACTTACATCAGCGGTTTTAGCCTCCTCATCTACAGAGGTTACCTCGCACACCTTGGCGTATAGTTCCTGCCCTGTATTAGCTAATTGTTGTATCAATTCTTTTATCATAATGCATTCCCTAATTCAATCTTTTGTCGGTAGCCGTTGGTGCCGAAACTAATCTCATTCTTTTTCACTAAATAAGTACCACTATTGCCGTCGGAGGCGTGTATTTCTACCATATCACACTTGCTTACTTCGGGTACACCAAAGGTCTCAAAAGAGCCCTTAAAACCACTTTGCTTGTAGCGTTCCAACGCCTGCATTGCGTACTTCTTTAGCTCGGCTTCTGTCAGTCCGTCTATGCGGAGTTTTATTACTTCACCGTCTTTGTCGCCGTACTCGTAGGTGATTTTCTTATGCTTAGCGTTGAAACTCTGTGCCTCTACGCGTACCCTTATATCGTCTTTATCACGGTAAGTAAAGTCCTCACTGATGATGTTTTTGCTGTGCTTAAAAAGGTGTTTTTCGCGATTGTCTATAGGGTAGGCTAATCCAATGTACAACACCGATTTGCCGTCAATAAATCTAAAGTAACTACTAAGCATTACCTTGTCCTTCAGTTCCTGCAACTCTTGCGATACGTTGGGCTGGGTGATACGCCAACTACCTACTTGTATATTATCATCAATGAGTTTGTAGCTGATATTTGTACCTTTGAGCAGATGTTCCACTATCTCTTTTAGGGTAGCGTTCTTAAAGGCTTTGGGCGCGGCTTTCAGTGTTTTGAGTAGGAACATACCATCTTCACATTTTATGGTGATAGGCACTTTGGCATCTACCGAACGCACATAACCCGCAAAACGTACTTTTAAATCATCATCATAACCGAGCTCTACCGTAATGCGGTCGCCGCGCTTTATTGGGGGCGTACCTTTTTCACTTACATAGCCTTGCCATTTGATGTTACGGGGTAACTTCAATTCGCAAGTGTCGGTAAGGCTACTTGTATCTTCTACGATGTTGCATTCCGAAAGAGCCGTAAATACCCACTTTTGCTCGCCCTCTATCGTTATTCTACTTACTAATCTTAACATACTCGTCTTGCTGTATTTGCTTTATTTCATAGGACTCATCAGATAGCATTTGTATCTGTACGCTTTGGCGATTGCTGTGGGTTTCCTGCTGCAAGGAGAAGGAGGTAACCACTGCCGACTTGATACCGAACGCATAGAGAAAATCGCTTTCTACTTCCACCGCTTCGGGAGTAGTGAGTAGTTTGCGCAAGGTTTCTAACTGACTTAGTGGGTAGTCCTGCTTTGGCAATAAAAATGCCTCGTCAGCTTGTTCGTTAGGTTCATTCTCATAATCGGTAATAGCGAGGTCGAGGGTAATGCTGTAGTCGCCATTGCTGATATACTCCTTAATCGTGCCGTCACGCCCTTGTAGAGGGGTAGTAACGATGTTGCGCTGTTGGGTTATTGAGATAATCACTTCGGGGAACAATAAGCTGTAACGCTCGCCCTCGTGGTGGGTACTCATACGCAAGGAGGTAAGCCAAGGGCGGTTCTCTAAGTCCCTCATTGCGACAAACTCGCCGTCAAACTTCTTAACCTCTAAAGGCTTGCCCGTTTGCATACCAAAGCGAAAAGCCAAATTTAAGGCTACTGTTTTGGCAATCGTTTCAGGCTGTGGTTGAAAGTTAAAGTGTATCATATTCGTCAATCATTAACCCCTGCAAAGTCGGCAGTAGCAGTTAGTAACACTTCTCTTACAGCTTGCAATAGCTGCTGCTTATCTATACCTTTCTCGGTATTCATATACACGTTAAAATTATCCATCATCTTGCCAATGGTAAGGTTACGCACTTTGTTTTCGCTTTTGCTTTTGTCGCCTCCTACCCCCGTGCTATTCATTGTTTTAGTAGCCGCTACGCCACCAACGGTAGGTACCGTAGGTTTGTTTTTGGTAAGGTCAAAGCTATCTTTGTTTTCTACTACCGTTACTTCTTGAGGTTTATCGTCTTCTTTGGTGTTAGCTTTCTCCTCATCAGAGACTAAGTTCATATTCTTGCGAAACTCCTCCACACTGCCAGCGGCATTTGTAGCCCATTGCCAGCCTGTAAGCTCCGCTACCCAACCTAATATCTTTTGCAAGGGGTGCATAATTACATCCAACAGCACCAACCCTATACGCTTAAGTGCGCCTAATATACCTTCTGATTTAAAGGCTTCGACGATGCTATCCCAATGCCGCTTAATCATCATAAAAGCACTGATGAGCATTCCTATAGGGCCTAACAGCACTAACATTGTACTACCAAAGCTATCAAAGTACTTAATAGCGGTAACAACATAGCCTATTAATAGGGCAATGGCACTTACTATACGCATTATAGGGTTCATATTCATTACAGCATTCAGTATGCCCTGTGCTACTGCCATTGCCTTGGTAACGCCTGCCCATACGGCTGTTTTTACGGATAGAATACCCGACCATAAGGCGGCGCGTTTTTCGGCATTGATTAAGAAAGTAATACCGTTATAAAGCCCTCTAAGCAAGGGAGCAAGATTGGTGATTTCTTTAGTAATATCTCCTATTACACTGGCATAGCCTATACCTCCTCCTGTAGCGTTAAAAAGCGCAATTTTAAAGTCTTCTACTTGTGCTGTAATTCGTGCATTTTTCTCTGCTGCACTTTCCATAATCACTCCCGCCTGTTCTACTGCCGAGTTGGTGCCCTCTATCTTTTGCGTCATCGCTTCAGCTTCATCAGCCGTATTGATAAGGGCAATGGCAGCCGCCATATTCTCCTTGCCAAATACCTTGGTCATTAGGGCAGTGTCGCCTTGTATCTTGCGTAAAGTCTTTAGGCGTTCGTGTAGGGGTATGCTGCTATCCGCCAAATAGTCGGTGCTAATACCTGCAGCTTTGAGTCCGTCAGCAGCCAGCTTGGAGGTGAAGCGACCTTCAGAAAGAGTAGTCAGTACGTTGCGCAAGGCAACCCCTCCTTCGCTTCCTTTCTTGCCTGCTTGGTCGAGAAGCTGAATATAGGCGTTGGTTTCAGCAAATGATAACCCAGTAGTTTTGGCTACCATACCTACCTGCTCTAATGCCTGCTTGATTTGTGGGAGTTCAGCCGAACCATTTTGGGCAGCGGCAGACATCACATTCATCATCTCGGTCATCACCTTTGCCGCCTTGATAGGATCTTCCATACTTACCCCGAACTGGTTCAGCGAGGTGTTGAGTACATCGGTAGCGGCTATGGTGTCGCCCCCCATTTGCTTGGAAAGGATATTCACATTCTCGCCCATCAGCTTCATTGCCTCGCTGTTCTTAGCAATATCGGGGCTAAGCTGTGAAAGCATCATCTTATAGGCTTCCACGTTATCTACTGCCGAAGTACCAAAAGTTTTAGCCGTATCACGTGCCGCCATTTCTATGGCTTTCAGTCCCTCACCTGTAACGCCTGTGATAGCCGAAAGTTCGGCGAGGTTCTTTTCAAGGGCGATACCAGGGGCAGAAAGGCTACTTAGTGAGGTAGCTGTCCTATCGGCAAAGTCCAGCATAGCTGCAAAATTCAGCTTAGAAAGATTAGTGCTTTCTTTAACGCTTTTAGCCACCCCCTCAATAGCTTTTGTAGTGTTTTCGGAGAAAGTGTTGAGCGTCTGATTGATTTGAGTAATTTCAGCTTGTAGTATGTCAATGTTTTTAAACAAACCGACAAATATAGCCGACACATCATTACCGCCTGCCACATTAAAATTTATTCCGAAATTAAACGAGTTATTCATTTTAATTTTGTATATTTGCCGCGTTAAACATTGTTACTTATGAAAGCGCTTTATTGGATATTAAACATTATTGCTATCTTCTTAACCCTTATAGGGTTCCTTTGCCAATGGTTATTTGGCTTTGGAGGCACTATGTCGGGTTATAGCCTGCTTACGCTTGTGGTATTAGTAGTTTTGAACTTCTTAACCAATGGCTGGTTTGACCTACCCACCCATAAGTACCTTAAATAATTCGGCTTGGTTTTGCATACGCCAATGCTCTAACCACATTGCTTGCGCATAGAGTTTGCACCATTGGCTGGCTTGCAGGCTTTCGGGGGCTACCCCAAAGTTGGTGCGTATGAGTGCCTCTGCTTTCCATTCTTCTCTGTTATTAGGCTCTACACTATCCTTATCAGATAGCAACGAGCCTACAAGTTTTTTGCATTTGCCTTAGTTTGCTGTATGCGTGCCAATAAGGCTTCTACTGCTTTTAGCTTCAATAAATCGCGGTTTGCTATTGCCTCATCGGCTTTTACTACACAATTAACGTATGCAGCTTGGGCTGATTTTACCTCGTCTGTCTTAGCCATTTTGGTAATAACCTCCAACTGCTTAAAGGTAGGTTCTTTGAAAATCACTTGGTGGGTTTTACCTTCTGAAGCTACTTCTACCAGTACCAGTTCGCCGTGTTCCTCTTTAAGGGTTTGTATCTCGGTTTCTGATAGCCCACAAATGGTAGCAGGTTTTTCACCGAAAGCGTAAGGGTTGTCTTCTACAAATTTATATTTATCTTCCATTTTTACTTCTTTTTAATACTTGCTTGTGGGTGCTACCCACTAAATGCTTTTATCTACTACG